CTTCATGTTTATCCGCTTGTTAAGCGGCAATAGTGTAGGTCTCCGGGGGGTCGAAAGACCTGAGAGAATTCGAAAGAATTCGAGGATTCAATACATTATCAACCACAGTTCGGCCAAATTACCGAATCCCCTTTCCGGGGTGCCTGCGGCCCGATGGCTTATTTCTCCTATGATGTGGAGTTGTAAGTACCATGGAAACCGATCTTCAGATTAAACCACAAAACATTGAACTAAGAAATGAAACAATTGTTCCGATTTTCTCGTTCGTTATTTGATGCGAATAATATGAATGGCATGCTCTCTAGAAATAGGGGGCGACCGATTGTTCCTTGGGTGTTAAAAGCCTTTAGGACAGTCGGAGGTAATCTAAACCAAAGCTGGGTTGTGAAAGTGTATATCACTATTGGAAGACTTAACTTGATCTATAAAAGACAGGGGGCTGCGGGAACTGTAAAATTCCTTAAAGCAGCTGCCGTCCTACTACAGCAAGTTATTGGAGCACATAAGTTGGACGATATGTCCGGGTTGGGGGTTCGTATAAGTCGGACCAAATCTGGACTTCCTAGAATCATATGTTCTGATCATAGAAGGTTGATTAGACAACAACATATATTGACCGTTAGACTGTATTTGACAATTTTTAATTTGTACCGGAATATTATATTTCCAGGGACTATAAAATTGGCAACCATAGTCGAAGCGAGTTCTGTTTCATTCACTGTGTACGACCTCTTTGAGAGATACTTATCCAATTTTTCACGACTCTTTATCGGAAAAAGAGGATTCTCTCTCGGGACATATCGTCCAGTCGAAGCTTTTACCATTAGTAAGAGTTCACCTAATAGAGTATCAGGTGACTCCTCTGATGAGGTATCCACTTCTCCAGAGGCAATATACAGAAGCCTTTGGGCCTGGAAATACTATTCTGAGATATTATCTGATAAGCTCGATAAACCATTAACTTTTAATATGTTAATAGAGTTTATGTCTTTCAGAAATCCCAGATTTAGCTATTCTCCAATAGGGCGGTATTTAGTAAAATGCTATGACAACCTGTCAATAGCGCTAATACCCCGTGGTGGCCTTTACCGAAGACTAGGTAAATTAAGCTTTAAAAATGAAGCAGCAGGAAAAATTCGTGTGTTTGCTATTGTAGACGCTCTAACTCAGTGGGC